CTGCTGTCTTTGTCTCCCAAAGTTGTAAAGCTAATATGGAAATGAGAACGATGAGGATTAGGGCCTGAGTATTTACGCCGCTTCCAGCCCAATATTGGGCTCATAATCTTCCCATCGTAGATTATGTATTTGATTCGCTTATCGCCCTTCTTAGCGCATTTACGAATCTTCTCAACTAATGCATAAGCTTCTTCTTTATGCGCTGCTAGGTCAGAATCAATGTCTATAGCTCTAACGATTCCATTTGCTGGTATATGGTCAGAACTGCCCTTAGCAATGTGCCGAGCATCAGCAATCCAGCCATCAGACTTACGATCCCTATCAGGATAATCGTCATCAATCTGCTCCCGTAACTGCACACCAGCCGCACATAGTCTATTCATTATTTTGAGGGATTGTTCTAAAGGCCAAGGGCTTGTAAATCCTCAACAGTTAGACCAAGAGCCTCTAACTTAGCTTCGGCTGCTGTTTTGGCAGTTGCCTTGGCTTCGGCTTCGGCTTGGCGTTGAGCTTCTTGGTCTACATCTTTTTCATATTGAGCGAATTCTTCATCGTTCATTTCGCGATCAATAAAGTGTTCTGCATCTGTGTATATTCTTACCATTGGTCTTGTCATTAGTTTGCTCCATAGATTAGAACTGTGCCGCTTAATGTTGAAGTTGAAAAGAAGGTTAATGAACTAATAGCGGTTGTTTCAGTTGCGTAGCCAACGCTTATCAATCTTCTAGCCACAGTATTACTTTGGAACACAAAACAGGATTTAGAAGTTAAAGCAGTATTTCCATATTGAGGTATTACTATTTTGCCAACCGCATAACCTGGAACAGTTGCAAAATAATCCACTACTCTTAAAGATGAAACGCCATTATCTTGAGTTAAGCTAGTATTGGCATCACCTAAATAAGCCATACCATAATTATTGCCTGTGTTGCTATTTACTCTAAGTCTTATTTCATTTGACGCTGAAGTATTTAAGGCGTAAAAATGACAGACAAGTTCTTTGTATGTAGTTGCGAAAGTTGCGCTGGTTGTTGAAGTTCCAGATAAAGTAGTCGTAGTAAGCAAAGTCATACCGCCAGCCTGTGGCAGTGCAGCCCACTCAGGAGCAGTTGCACCAGAATTTACAGTTAAGACTTGACCAGCAGTTCCAATGGCTAAAGCAGTATTTACATTGGCAGTTGCTGATCTATAAGCAAGTGCGCCAGTAGTTGTCTGTGGATTTAGGTTCTTGGTCGTTGTATCGACTGAGCTTCCCAATGTGCGAATTGCAGCTGCGCCATCCTTGACGAGATCAGTATCGTCAGGAGTGTCCCAGCCGTAATTAGTAGTCGTTGCCATTTAGTCTCCTATGCCACAATTGTAGCGTTATACCATTCCAGTAATGGGTTTATTGTATTCCAACTCTCTACCGCTGGGACTGAGTTCCAACGGAAGGCTTGCAGGCTGAAAGCTATAGGCGATAGGTTCATTGTTAGGTCTAGGCGGTTAAGACTTGCAGTCCAAGTCCAACCCTCAACAAATCCTTGGAACTCGCCATTTGTCATATTGCTTGGCAGATTAGTAATATTTAATGGCATACCCATAAATACATTTAGAAGGCTATCTCGGTCGGCATCATCAATCTCTGGACTTGCAGTCGTAAAGGTTATCTGCCTTAGAGCAAATTGAGGATAAGCTCGAATAAGTAAATAGAAGGCTGCTTGGTCAGATGCATCGTGACTATGCCTAAGGGTTGTCGATATTGTGTTGGCTAGTTCGCCATAAAGCGATATAGAAGCTGCATCCTCATCAGTTACCGATGCGCTGCCAGTCCCATAGCCAACTGTAATTGCGTTGCGGACATCTCCAGCGCGCTTGACTATGGAAAGAGCTGGGCCGATGGCGTGATTGCCATCAAGATCAACATAGCCGTTAGTCGCAAGGTATTGGCTGCGGTGTGTCGAATCGGCATAACCAATTCGGCCTTGAGCATCTTCATATAAATAACCCAGTCCGCTAGTGGCATACCTAGAAGCTAAATTATAAACTGTGTCGTTGAGTCCAGTCTCAGAGTGCAACTCATAATCGCCAGGAGTGTCTATCTCACCTAGTCCGCTATTTTCTGCATCCTGCCATTGAGTAGTTGCGTCATAATCGTTCCAAGCCTCTGCCGCTGGCACTTCATTCCATTGGTCAAATAATACGCCGCTAAGCAATTCCTCAATGCGGTCTCCATCAAATTGATGGGCAAAGTTGCCAACATATACGGCGCGATTAAGTCGAGCCAAAGCTCCTACGGCAGTTATCTGGATTCTTTGAGATAGAGCAGTTGAGCCCGAAGTTTCAACTGTTATGCCTAAATCAGTAATAAACCCACCAAATAGATTTACATAAGCCGCTGTCGAGTCTTGGACTTCAATAGTTACCGCGTCATTAATTTCATAAGGCACTGATGCCTCGGCAGTTTCAATTAAAGTAAGGCTGCAATAACCAGCAATAGGCTGCGAATAAATATCTGTGCGACCAGAGGTAATAGTTAGGCCGCTAAGCGTTGCGCCAGTAACTGTAGATCCATTTACTTTAACGCGATAGATTGGGCTCCATATACTCATATTGCTAGCTGGCTACCGCCGCCACCTGTTCGGCGTTGTGTGTTATTAAGAGCCGAAACTACTGCTCTTGTAAAACCTTCTTCATCTATGGCTGATGGCGCATTTACATTAATTACGACTCTATCTTTTTCCTCGCCTTGTCTAAATCCTGCAACATCAAATGACCCAGTTCCTGCTGTTCTTTTAATAAAATTTGCTTCGCTCACTTGCTCAATTAAAGTCTGAGTTGGTGTTGATTTGGCTGCATTGCTGCCAGAAGCTCTACTACCAGTAGTTAATCCACCGCCAGTAGTTATGCCGCCACCTGCACTAGCGCTACCTGTGATGGCGTTACCAGCCGTAAAACCTTCTGGCAGACTGGAGGATGAAACTGTGTTACTGCCAGTTCTGCTTGCTGCCGATGCTTGATTATCAAATAATTTGACTGCCGCAATTATTGCTCCGACAACTGCTGCGCCTGTGGCTAGGCCAGCAAGAGGGTTGAGAGCAAATCTAGAAGCAATAGCAGCGGCTACTGCGCTATTGCGCAAAAGGTTATAAGCGGTAACTAGGCCAGTAATAAGAGCAATAGTTGCTTGAACTCCAGCTACTAATTTAGATACTACAAATACTGTTGCTATAACCCCAGCAACAACCATAAGCTCATCTTTAAGATCAATAACTGTCTGGATGAATCCTCTAACCTTCTTACCCCATTCAACTGCTGTTTTCTGGCTATCAGTAAGAGCTTCATCTAAACTTTCTTGACCAGTCAAGCCAGAAATAAATGCCTCTAAAGCTGGAATAAAATTGTCTAATATCCAAGCCGTAAGTTCTTGAACTACTGGCAGCAAGGCAGCGCCAATAGATTCCTTAGCCTCATCAAGAGCAATCTTTACGCGCTCTAATTGCTTGGCTGTGGTCTCTGATTCCTTTTCAGCAAAGTTTCCAAATGTGCCAGTCAGTTGCTGGAAGATTGCATCGAAGTCTTTGCTCTTTATAATATCTGCATCAAGGCCAAGGCCAAGCTTTCCAAGGGCCGTAGTATTGCCATCATAGGCTCTACCTAAAGCGTTAGATATTGTCTCTAATGGCTTGCCAGTTGCAGCACTTAAATCTAATGCTAAATTTAGCAATTTCTGGGCTTCTTCTACATCTTGCGTTGATCTGACTAAACGAGTAAAAGCAGGGCGTAGATTATCGTCTGTTACGCCAACTGCAATAGAAGTCTGTTTAATATATTGCTCAACGCCAGCAATCTGTTTTGCTGTAGCGCCAGTAGTAGCTTCAATCGTTTGGGCTAATCTGCGCTGAGCTGTCTCATCTTCAGCAGCGGCTTTAACTGCGCTGACTGCAAATGCACCAATAGCTGCGCCAGCAACGGCAAAGGCGGCGGCTGCCTTCTTAGCAAAATCTTTAGCGCGCTCGCCAATATCATCAATATCTTTAGAACCTTTATCTAAATTCTTCTTAAAGTCTGATGTATCAGCGAGAAGTTTAAGCGTTAAGGCTCTTGAATCAGATGCCATTAATGCCCCACTTATCTAATATCTTGTTAAATGCTCTAGTCCATTGTGCCACAATATTTCGCTGCTCTTGGCGTAAAGTTGGATAAATAAACCATCCGCGAGAGCCGCGCCCTTGTCTTCCAGAATAGGCAGGAAATTGCTTAAATTTATTAGAACCAAATTCAAAACCAGCCCAAAGCATTTGGGTATTAGCGCCACCGCTAAATCTTTGACTGGCAAAGCCATATTTAATTTCACCAGTAGTGCTGGTCTTAGATACTTTAGATCCGCTAACGATTCTATTGATAGCTTCTTGACCTTGAGTTCTAGTCCTAGATTTGGTGGCAATTGCGCCTTGAAGATAGGTGGCAAGGTTATTAGAAGTCTGGCGAGCCTCGGCTTTGGCTTCATCACCTAGCAAGGTAAAGGCTTTATAGACTTGACGCAGCTCGGTGCGGTCAAATGCTGACGCTTCTTCAGCCATTGCTATTCATCTCCTTTATCAGCTCGACTGCCGTTGCTACATCGTCCCAATCATCCCAATACTGCATTGGAATACCAGTCTTAAGAGCAACTATTACTAATAGCCGCCTTATGCTGTCGGGCTGATGGCTTTTGGGTCATCGTTGCCAGTCCTTACATCGGCAACTGTTTCCATCCAGACATCAAAGGACTTGACTGGCTTACCAGCACTTTCGCGCTTATAAGCGTTATATGCCAAGAACATTAAATCCCAAATTCCTATATTGTCTTGCGCCTTTGTGATTGTGTGACCTGTGGTCTTTTCCCACTTAGCCCACTCTGGCGGTTGAGCAACATAGGTGGCAACTTCGCCTCCGTTATATTCAATTGTGATTGATAATTTCATAGCTCCCGATGCTCCGATCTCTTAACTAAAGGTCTCTGTTGGTGTTCCAACGACTGTCATCGTCCAAGTGTCGGTAAGTGCTCCAGGAGCAGCTCCACCAGCAGCAGGGAAGATTGGCAATACATTGAAAGCAAATACTGCGCCAGTTACTGCTGTAAATGAAACTGCAAGTGTGGTGTTAGGTGCAGATTCTGCATCAGCCCACATTGCTTCAAATAGAGAGCTTGCAGCTCCCCAATCCTGAAGTAACTCAATTGTGAAAGTCCATTGCTTATCTACGGACTTATAAGCGCGACCATCAAGGGTCTGATAGGTCTCGATAATTGTTTCGCAGCTTAGGACTGCGCTTGTTGCTTGGGCGTCATACGATGCTGTATCAAGTGTGAAAGTAACATCGCGCCCAGTTATTACTGTAGTTGGCATTTGGGTCTCCTATGCGGTTTGCTCGTAGCGGACGCTCAAGCGTATGTCTGCAACCAATAAATTGGTCGTTCCTACTGTTGTTACTGACGGTCTATCGACTGTCGATAACTCATACTTGGAAGCGTTGAGCGCTCCAAGAATACTGATGATCAATTGCTCCAAATTGTCTAATGATGCGGCGTTGCTGAAATACGCAACGCAAGCAGTGATTGTGTAATTTAATTTAACTCGAGTTGTTGTTTTACCTAAAACTTCAAGCTCCATATAAGGCGCATCTGGGACAACTACGATTGCTGGAACGATTGGCGCTTCCGGGACTGAGTCATAAATATTCGCGGTGCATCCAGCCAAGGCAGTCTTAATTGCGCCTCTAACATCTGTGGCAATTGATGATGCAGGCATTAGCCCACCATCGTCTCTACATCAAGGTATGGCCCTAGTAGCCCAGTTACCTTGGCAAGTAAATTCTTCGATAGTCGATAAGGGGTTACACTAAAATCTATGCCTTCGATTGCTCCTCCAGCGGCTGTTCTGGCTTGGAAGATTTCGACTGAGATAGCCAGAATTGCAGCTTCAGCATTGGCATTTCCGACATAGGTTGATAATCCAGAGAGCGCAGCGTTTCCTGCTGGGATGATATTTTTCTCCAATATATCTGCATTGGTGATTGCGACTGTAAATACATAATCTGAAATCTCGTCATCGGTTACTGTGTGAGTGCCATTGAATGGTGATCCGCAACCAGTAATAATTACGGATTGGCCCTGAGTAAATTCGTGAATTGTTGCGGTCTCAAAGTAAGCGATATTATCCTCAAGCTTTACTTTGTTTATTTTACTTTGGAAAGTGACCAGCATTGGTAGAACTAGATTCTCTGAAGCATCCACAATATCGTTTAGATACGCATCGTTATATAGGGATGACGAAACGCCAAGAATCGTCCTAAGCTCTGTGGCCGTAACTATTGTTGGCATTTCGTCATCCTTTCAAGCAGTTAGGTGAGCGGCCAGCTCGGGAGCGGACTGGCCGTCACTATTAGGGATTTATCAGCTCTTGTTGAACCAGTTAGCACCTGCGGCAACCTTAGTTGCAAGTGCGCCATAACCGTAGTAAGCAACCTCAATTTGGCCATTTAGAGCCACATTGGTTTGCAGACGGAAACGGCTGGATTCATACCAAGTGTAAGCATCTGGATTGATTACGACCATTGAATAATCTCCAAGTCCAGTTCCACCAGTTCCATTAGCTGCGCGATCTACATAAAGCTCTAGACCTAGCACATTTCCGCGAATGCTTTGTGGTGATACTACGCCACCAGCATTTTGTGGTTGTGATGCAGTATAGATAGGGCGTCCAGCATCGTTGTAGGACATAATCTTGCCCCATTGCTCAGGACTTACTACCAAATTGCGAGCGAACCCAAGTGATGCCTTATAAACTGCTGCTGCAGCAGTTGATACGAAAGTAAGCAAGCCATCTTTATCTTCTGTGGTTGCTGTTGCATTTAGAGTTCCGTTGTTGGCAATTTCGCCAATTACGAAAGCATTAGTGGCCTTTGCATAAGCAAACTCCATCTGACGCACTAGCTCATCAA